CTCAAGGAAGTAGCCGAACGTACTCCGGTTAGCCCCTTCGAGGAAGAAGACCCCGGACGATTGCAGGGAAGCTGGACAATCTCGCGAGACCAACCCGGTCAATACATGGTTCCGGAAGGACAGTCATCTTCCACTGAAGAGGCAGTATCGCGAGCGATGAAGATCCAGTTCGCGAATCCCTACGCCATTTGGTATCTCTACAATCGTGTTCCGTACGGTGTCACTGTTGAGTACGGACTTTACCCCGGAAACGGCCCGCGTACTGTCAACGGCTTCTCGACGCAAGCCCCCGCTGGAATGCTCCGTATCACAACGGAAGAAATGAAATCCCAATTAGATAGACTCGTGGAGAATGTAGATGTACTCAACAGTTAGACTGACACTACAAGGGATGCTGTCGCAAGCTAACCTCGGGTTTCCCATCGCGTGGCAGGACGTTGAGTTCCAGCGGCCTACGCAGGGAACGTGGCTGGCTCATCAAATCTTGCGGTCGAACGCAAGCCGGTATGCGTCACTCGGCAGTAACCGCATGACACGTCGCCACGGTATCATCCAGGTGAACATCAATACTCCCGCTGGACTTGGAAATACCGCAGCGGAGCAGATAGCAGAAACGATCTCAGATATCTATACGGGGCAAGTACTCTCCGGCTTGCGAGACTCCATTACGTTTCAGCCATCGGGACTTGTTCATACAGGTACACGGGACGGCTTTGCTGTATCGCTGCTAAGCGTTCCCTTTCAGGCGGATTCGTGGGAGATGGGTATCTATGCCCACAGCAATTTCGGGAGTCGTGCTTCTTTCACTGGAGCGCAGGACGGGGATAACGCAACCTTCACCGTCAACAATCTCGCCGAAGGTGTTGCTCTCCAAGTCTTCATCGATGGAGTCTATCAGTCTCCTATCTTTTACACACGACTGGATAACCAGGTTACGCTAACGTTCGTTCCGCAGCCTGCTGATAATCTCCAGTTCTTTGTCAACGTTCCCCTCAATCTCCAGAGAGCGGCTTTCACTGGAGCCCAAGACGGCGACAACACCGTCTTCAACGTTCCGTCGATCCAAGATCCGGACAACATGCAAGTCTTCTTCAACGGAATACTACTCAACGGTTTGCAGTACTCCGTAGTGGACAAGCAAGTCACTCTGTTGTTCGCTCCAACGAGCAACGATAGTCTTGAATTCTTTACCTGGTAAAGGTCTATATAATTACCTTGCGGAGGAAAGCGCCATATGTTTGCACAGTCCAATCGTCAGGGTCTTGCGTATGCCCGTGAAGGCTCATGGGGAGCAACACCCACCAACAACTCCGTTGCCGTCAAGGCGCTGCGGTTCACCAGTGAATCGCTCGACCTCGATAAGGTGACATCTCGTTCTGAGGTCATTCGTGCCGACCGTATGAACGACGAACTGACCTATATGGGTCGTAGCACTGCTGGTGATATCGCCGGTGAGCTTTCGGCTGGCGATTGGGATGACTTCATCGCTGCTGCTCTCGGAAAGAGTGCATGGGATTCCGTCGATATCTATGACGCGACTTCCACGAATCTTCCGCTGGCGACCGTTACGCTATCCACTGTCGGCGGCGTCAATTTCGCCACGATCACAATCACGACTGTTGGAACCATGCCCAACAGCTACTTTGAGCAGGCCGGTGTTGAGCCGGGCATGCTGCTCAACATCGCAGGATTTGTCGGTGCGAGCAATAACGGATGGAAAAAGGTCTACTCAATGGACCCGGTTGCCCATTCCATTACTGTGATCAACGACGGAACCCCGGCGATGGTAACTGAGTCCACGCCTGCTCACATCAGCTACGCCGGATCGTTGCTGCGCAACGGCATCGACACTCCGTCGTTCCTGATCGAAAAGCAGTTCCTTGATATCACCAAGTACTGCGACATGAATGGTCTGTACATCAACACGATGAATATGGATCTGACTTCGATGGAGCGCATCAAGCTTCAGTTTGGCTTCATGGGTAAGGACATGGTTATCGGAAGCACGAAGTGGTCAAGCGCCACGACTGCTGCCGGAACCTTCCCAACCATGACCGCCTCGCTGAGTGTGGGAACGATCTACATGAACGGCGTTCCTGTCACCACCGGAGTCAAGCGCACCACGTTCGACACTACGAACAACCTGCGTAAGCAGGACGGTATCGGGAGTGCCACTCCGCTGGGCTACGGTTTCGGCTCCTTCGAGTTGAAGGGCAGCACCGAAGTCTACTTCGACGATATCACACTGTGGCAGGAAGTTCTTCAGCACACCAACGTGGCGCAGTACTTCGACGCTCACGACGCATCCGGAAACAGCTACGGCTTTTACATTCCGCGTCTGAACTTCTCAAAGGGCGCCGCGAAGAACCCCGGAATCAACCAGGATGTCATGCTGCCGCTCGATTGGGAAGCAAGCCGCGACCCGGTCAGCAACTCCATGTTCCTGATCAGCCGCACCTACAACCCGACCACCGGCACGGCGATTGTTCCCGGCTGGACTCACTAATAACGAATCACACCTAACAACTGGCCCGACTCTAGTACACTGGAGTCGGGCTTTTTAGCCACCAGAAAGGTACACACTTCCCATGGACTTGAACAAGCTTCAGATCGACAACGACAAAGCCGAAAACGGCGTATCGGTGAAGTTCGGCGATGCCACCATTACCATCGTTTCGCGTAACTCGGATCGATTCCGTAAGGCCGTGCAGCGCATCTTCGAGCCACACCAGTCCAGTATTTCGCTCAACATTCTTCCTGACGATGTGATGAAGCGTATCACGATTGCGGCAGTTGCCGAAGGCATCATCGTCTCGTGGGAAGGAATCAAGGAGGGCGACCGCGAGTTAGAGCCCACTACCGAGAACAAGATTTATGTGCTGGAGAAATACAGCATCGTCCGTGACTTCATCGACGCGCAAGCAACGAATCTGGATAACTTCCGCAACGCGCAGGAAGAGGCAGAAGTAAAAAACTCGTAGCCTGCATTGAATGGGAACTGAGGCTAGGCGGGAGCGAAAACCTGAACTGGCTTATCCAGTTGTCGAAGGAACGGGGGATGCCGGTACGAGCACTACAGGATATGCCTGAATTGTTTGTACACCTGAAACCGATAATGGAAGGATTCGCACTCCTCTCATCATCTCGTCAAGCAACGATGGGAGGAGTGGGTCCGATACCACTCGGAGAGATCATAACTTGGTTGAACTGGAGTGGAGTACAGGGAATGGACAGACAAGCGAAATACATTCGGCTTCTTCGAGCAATGGATAACGCTTATCTGAAAGAAGTGAATAAGCCCCCGGAGGGTAAGTAGCAATGGATCTAACCATCCTCAGTGCAGGCATCGACGCGACCCCGGCCCAGGCCGGGGCTGCTCGTTTCAATGAGTCCCTTGACAGCATGGCTTCTCATGCAGATACAGCGGTTGGAAAGATCAACGCATCGTTGAGTACGGTCAGCCGCAGCATCTTCAATCTTCGCAACATTGTCGCTGGTGGTATCTTCGGTGGATTTGTTCGCGATATCATGAATGCTCGTATCGAGCTTCAGCGTACACAAGCCATCTTGTCGGTAACTACCGGAAGCGTAGCCAACGCCGACGCGAAGATGGCGATGTTGCAGCGCACGGCGAACCGCCTCGGCGTGGACTTCAAGACTCTGGCTTACGAGTACGCCCGTATGGCATCGGCACAGAGCCAGTCCACAATGAGCGTGCAGACGCTTGACAAAATCTTCAACGATCTTGCTATTAGCACCCGCGGCCTCGGCTTGACTGCGGAGCAGACGCAGACAGTGTTCTCCATGTTCACGCGTGTTATTAGCCGTGGATACGTGAGCACGGTTGACCTGACTCGTCAGTTGAACTCTGTCCTACCCGGCGCCTTCCAGCGTACTCGTATTGCGCTCGGTTTGACCAATGCGCAGTTCCTAAAGATGCTTCAGACGAAGCAACTGCTGTCGCAGGATGTGCTTCCCAAGCTCGCCGCGTCGATGGCGAAGGACTACGCTCCGGCTGCTGCGCTGGAAGCTCAGCAAACCCTTGGCATTCTTACGCGGCTGAAGAATGCTTGGTTTGACTTCAAGAACTTCATGGCTCAGAACGGTATCGGCGCGGCGGTAGACAGCGAGATGGAGAAGTTGAGTGCCCTACTCAATGACAATTCATTCCGTGGCACGATGACACGAATCGCAAAGGACATCGGCAACGCTGTACACGTGGCCGGTGAAGCGTTCCGGTTCCTTCTGGAGCACGCGCATGCCGTTTACATGGTGATGCTCGGTTACGGCTCGCTGAAGATTATCACGTTCTTCGGTGAGCTTGCTGTGCGTATCAACTCGGCAAAGAATGCGCTGTTGGAGTTCCGTGCGGTACAAGCCGGTCTGGACTTCCTAGGCGGAGCACGCGGCAACCGTGGAACGAATCTCCTTCGCAGCATGAGCAGCGGAGGAGCTATGTCTCTGGAGGAGCAGGGAGTGGCAGCATTTCTGACCGGCAAGAGCGGCAAGCTGCTCAATCCGTCTCAGATGACAATGCGCATGAACGGCAGTGCGTGGGAAGGATTGAATTCAGCGCAGCGCGTTATGGCGATGCAGGCCGCACAAGCTGCGGGGTTGCCGTCGCGCACGCCAACCGTCGCGAACCTCGCCGGAGCGTTCCTGTCCAACTTCAACCCCGTCCCTGCTCTCCGTGGAGCCTACGGCTCAGGACGGGAAGCACTGTCGAACGCTCGCGGCTTCATTACCGACGCTTACAACGCTGGCGGAGTGAGGACTATTGCTACTCCGCACGGCACCTTGCCGCAGGAGTTCGAGCACCTCTACGCCGGTGAAGGTGTTAGCGCAAAAACAGTCAAGGGAAGCCTAAGCACCATCATGGCCAACGGAGGTGCCGGCCTTTCTGCCTCGTCCAAGGCAGAGATCGAAGGTTTGAACTTTGT